CTACCCACGTTGGTAGAAACCTAGAAGGAAGTGAGAACACAGAGCTGATCTTCGGAAACTCATGTAGAATCGTGCCTTATGGGCGCCCTGAGCACAACAGGGAGTTTTTAATTGAAGAAGTGACCCTCAGAGATGAGGTGATTTTCAGTCTAAACAAAGAAAATGTGCTATTAACTCCAGATCCGTGAGGTCAGGAGCCCCCATGACAAGACAACTATAAGAATGAATATTACCAAGCTAAATAACGACAATGTAGTAGGATCGCAAGATCTGAATGCAAACAATAAAAAAATTTTTGTCATGGGTTTTGAAAAAACAACAGATTTTTATTTACAGTTAAACAATAATGAATATCCTAGTTTTGATTTGCAATGCATTAGAGCTGATCGTAACTTAGATTTGGAGATGGAAAATTCACATCTCTCCAATGGTGATTTTGTTTTACGCAGCACTGTTAAGGATTTAACCAAAGAAGATAAAGATAGATTGTGGGAGGCGGAGTATAAGTTTTTAAGAGCGATGTATGGTGAAGATGATAGAAAATATAATCCAAAATCAACCTATAAGCGCCGGTCAAATAAGGTTAAAGCCGCTAAGGAAAATCGAAGAAGATTGGCCAACAATCATATGTGCCCTAGTTACAATAGGAGATCTAACCATATGGAAAGAGGTATTATCAAAGGCAGACCTGGAGGAACTAATATTGAAAATGACCCAATGATTTCTATTAGGCCATGGACAGGATACTCTAGCAATCCAAATCCTTTGTTAGCTGACCATGATCCTAGTAGAATTGAAAATTCTTCAATTGGAAAGCACTTAATACAAATGGCTAGAGAAAAAACTTACAAACAAGCATTGGTAGATGATGATAAATTTAGAAGGTCTGAAAATTCTGAACATGCTTATGTAAGAAGCTTTGATAGTAGTGATAGTCGATCCAATTCTGTGTTAAATTATGATGAAAGTTTTGAAGGAAATGGTGACATTTATCTACAAACTTGTTTTCAATGTAAGAAGGATATTGAACATTGTGATTCTATGTCTAAGTACAATAGATGGTGCTTAGCAATATGTAGAATTTGTAAATTTGATAAACAATTTTGTAAATCACAAGTGAATGCTGGAAAGTGGTGCAAGCGCAATAATGAAAATCCCAAAAGAGGGAAATTTACCAAGAAAGATAATGATGTAGTTGAGTCTAGTATGAAGACCCATCATGGTGAACAGTTGAGGAATCAATCTAAAGTTTCTTCAATATCTGA